CGTCTTGGTCACGCCCGTGGTCGTGGCCCCGGTGCCCATGCCGTAGGTGGCGGTCGTCGTTGCGGTGCCAATGGCGGCGCTTGCGGCAGACACCGTTACTGTCCCGGACGCCGTCAGGGTGCCAGAAAAGGTCTTGTTGCCAGAGAAGGTCTGCGTGCCCGCAAGGATCGCCAGTTCCGAGGAGGTGTTGGGCAGGGTGTAACTGCGCGTCGTCCCGGCGCTGATCCCCGCCAGCGAGAAGGTGGCCTTCTTCGTCGGGTCCGCGTCGTTCACCAGGCTGAACACCGCATCCGACACGTCGCGCGGCTCGCCCACCACCTCCCAAGCGCTGCCCGTCCAGACGAGGAACAGCCCCTCGGCTGCGACCCACACCATCCAGCCGGTGCGCGGCACAAGGCGGATCCATGCGCCATCGATCCAGAAGGCGATGTTCAGGTCCCAACCCGCCCAGAGGCCGGTCGCACTGGAGGCCACCAGATGCCGGTTGCCGTCCGCGGGGCTCGCGGGTGGCGCTGTGCGCGTCCGGTCGAGGACCGAGAGCTGCACCATGGCGTCGAGCAGGCGCAGCGCCTCGTTGTGGGTGACATGCTTCTGCGCCTGCGCCGCCAAGAGGTAGGGCAGGCCCAGATGGGTCGTGGTGTCGGACATGCGAGTTCCCGTGGGTTGGGATCAGAATTGCAGCGTGACGGCGGCGGGCGTGCCGCGGCCGAGGCGGTTCGAGAGCTGGAAGATACGGATCGCCAGCGTCTGGCCGGGCCCGAGCGGCGCACCCCAATCGGCAGTCTGCTGGGCGGCCGTATAGAGGACGGAGGTCGTGGGGCTGGTCAGCGTGCGCTTGACCGAAGCACCATCGAAGATCTGGACGTCATAACCCTCGACATCTTCGGCCAGCGGCACCTCGACCTGCTCCCAGGCGTCCGCGACCAGCGCGCGGGACCGGCGCGTCCAGCGCATCGTCAGATCGCCCGGGCTGCGGGCGATGCGCCATGGCTGTTCGACATGGACCGGCGCGAAGGGGACAAGGCCCCGCCCGGCCGGGGTGAAGCCCAGCGCGGCATAGCTCGCGTCGCTGACAGAACGCACGGCCGGGCCGACCCGCCAGTTCCACGGTAGCCCAAGATCGGCCTCGGCGATCGGCAACGGGGCCAGTGTCGTATCGAGCACCACCACACGCGCCCCTGCGGGAGCCGGGTTGCCCATCGCATGTTCCGTCCCGCGCTGGCCGCGCAGGAGGCGGGTCAGTCGGTACCGGCCGGGGGCGATCAGTTCTGCTTGGCCAGCCTGGACGATCTCCCAGACCCCGGCCGCCGTCTCCACGGCCAGTGCATTTGCCCCGCCGAACAGGGCAACATCCGTCACGCTCTCCAGCGTTCCGGACAGGAGATCGACGACCAGCGCGTTGCCCAGATCGAAGCGCGAGGTCGGCCCCGGAAAAAAGTCGAAGGCCAGCGTGCCGAGCTGGGCCCGACTGCCGAAGGTGGTCAGGAGGTTGAACCCGTCTGTCGAAGCGCTGCGGAACACCGCGATCTCGCCTGGCCAGGGGCTGGCATGGGCGGCGATTAGGGGGCGATGGGCGGCTTGGTCCTCGCTGATCTGTGGCAGGTCCAGCATCACCACTTCGGGTGTGCCGAAGACGACGGGGCTGGCGAGCGAGGCCGGGCGCGGATCGCCGGGCGGCAGGTCATAGGCGGTGCGGTCCTGGCGGACGGCCTCGATGCCCCGCGCCTCGGCATCGGCGACCGAGACGAGGCGAAATTCCACCTCGCGGCCGTCATGCGAAAGCCGGATCACATCGGCCGGGTCCAGGGCGAGGCGCGAGGGTGGCAGACGGAAGGTGGCACTTTCCCGCCCGATCCACGCCTCCATCAGCGCGCGGCGACAACGGCGCTCGGCTTCCTCGGGCGGGATCGCGATGGGGAAGGACTCGGAGGCGATGCGGGTGGTATCGACGGTAATCCGCCGCGCCTCGACGAGGGCCGCGTCATAGTCCTCATCCGCCCGTGCGACCTGCCACTTCAGGGCCTGAGGCAGCTCGGTCTCCTGCCCGCGGGTCAGTTCGAAGGCTTCGCCATCGCGGGTGGCGGCCAGGTCGTCCACCGTGAGGGTGAGGCTGGACGCCCGACCGCGCATGACGAAGCGGATCACGCCCTCGGTCTCGATGGCGTCGAACCCGAAGTGGCGGGCCAGCGTGGAAATCGATGCGCGGGGGCTTTCCAGCGCGCCGATGACATAGCCCTCGACCGCGCCCCAGAGGCCGGTGACGTCGATGAGGTCTTCCGCCAGCCCGGCGCGCAGGCAGAGGTCGCGGACGAGGGCGGCGAGCGAGACCGCACCCAGCCGCCCCGTCAGCCAGTGGCCAAGGCGCCAGTTCGGCCCGTCCGTCCAGACGCCGGTCAATTCTGGGAAGAAGGGATAGGGCCGCGCGTCCCAGGTCCATGCGGCGCATTCCGGAACATGCACCATCCGGCCGCCGTAGATCGTGGACACCGGATTATTGGCCGGGGCTCCCCACCAGAGGTAACTGGCCTCCAGATAGGCGCGCTGGATGGCATCGTCGCGCCAGCCGCGGGAGAAGTAGGGCGTGAAGCTCTCCGACGACTTCGGGTCGAAGAAGACATTGGGCTGGTTGGTGCCCCGGTCGATGGCGGGGCAGCCAAGCTCGGTGAACCAGATCGGCTTCGACTGCGGCACCCATGCGGTGGGCGTGCCACTCTCTACACCGCCCGGCCGGTTGAAATGCGCGTTCGACCACCAGGCGCGCAGATCCTTGTAACGGAAGACCCACGGCTTGCCTGCGGCGCCGTCGGTGATGGGCGTGCGGATCTGCGCAGACCGGTCGGCCGGGCTGGCGTAGAACCAGTCAAAACCCTCGCCGCCCGCGATGTTCGCCTGCAGGTAGCCCCGGTCATGGATCGCGGGCCAGCCCTCGAGGGCATCGGCATGATCGAATCCGTCGCGCCAGTCGGAGAGCGGCATGTAGTTGTCGATGCCGATGAAATCGATGTTGGCGTCCGACCAGAGCGGGTCGAGGTGGAAGAACACATCGCCACTGCCGTCGCCGGGCTGGTGGCCGAAATACTCTGACCAGTCGGAGGCGTAGCCGACCTTGGTGCCCGGCCCGAGGACCGACTTCACGTCGGCGGCCAGCGCCTTGAACGCAGTGACGGCGGGATAGGCGCTGGCGCTGGAGCGGATCGTCGTCAGCCCGCGCATCTCGGTACCGATCAGGAAGGCATCTACCCCGCCTGCGACCGCGCAGAGATGGGCGTAATGCAGGATCATCCGGCGCAGGCCCCAATCACCCGAGGGGCCGGTCCAGCTGACATTGTCGCCCGATGCCGCGAATTGCGCCGGGGTGGCCGCGCCGAAGAAGGCCGAGACCTGCGTCGCGGCGGCGGCAGTCTTGTCCGCGGTCCCGGCATAGCCTGCGGCCGGGGAACACGTGATCCGCCCGCGCCATGGGAAGCTGGGCTGGCCCGGCGTGGCGGCGTTGGCGCTGTAGGGGTTTAGCAGGGTGTTGCCGGGCGGCACGTCCATCAGTAGGAACGGATAAAGGGTGACGCGCAGCCCGCGCGCCTTCATCTCGCGGATTGCCTGCACCACCGCGAAGTCGGCGGGCGTGCCGCCATAGACCGGCCGATCCTCGGCATCACGGCTGACGAGATGGGCCGCAGCCCGTGCCACGCCGTTGACGGACCAGACCTTCGGGCTTGTGACCTTGGTCGCGACCTCCACGCCGGGCTTGATGGTGCAGTTGCCCGCGCGCAGGTCATTGCCGAACCAGGCCACGACGAGGCTGACGCTCTCGACGGCCGGGGCCATGGCCTGCAGCCGGTCCAGAGCCACGACGATATCGGCCTCATCCGGCAGCGCGTTCAGGTTCTCGGCCGAGGTCGTGCCGCCCGTGGTCTGGCCGAAGACCGTGGTCGTGGCGCCCACGGTCTTGCGCACGGCCTCGGTCGCATAGGTGAATTCGCCCGAGGCCGGGATCATCGTGACCGCGTTCACGAGCCCCTCGGCTGTGTCGGGATCCGCGAGCGGCCGAAACACCTCGAAAGACAACTGCGGCAGGCGGTTGCCGTAGGTGGAAAGCGGCAGTTCCTCGAAAACGACGTAGGCGGTGCCGCGATAGGCGGGGGCGTTGGCCGCCCCCATCTTGGCAGCGATGAAGGGATCGGCGGTCTGGGTCTCGTTGCCGGGATACCAGCGCCAGGTGATCCCGGTCATGTCGAGCGGCTTGCCGTCGGCCCAGATGCGGCCGATGCCGGTGATCGGCCCCTCGCAGAGAGCGACCGCAAAGGACGCATAGTAGAGGTATTCCGTCGTCTGGACCCGGCCGCCGCCGCCACCCTTGCCGCCGCCCTGCGTCGTGGTCTTCGTCTCCTCGCGGAAGTCGGTCGCCCAGATGATATTGCCGCCGATGCGCATGCGCCCGTAGAGGCGGGGCATGATCGCGCCTTCGGTGGCGGAGGTGATCCGCAGGCTGTCGAGGCGCTGGCCCTCGATCTTCTGCGCGGGCGCCAGCGAGGACACGATCCAGCTGTCGACGACCGACCCGATGGTCGAGCCGATGAAGCCACCGATTGCGGCCCCGGAAAAACCAAGGATCGCGCCGCCGAAAGCCCCGCCGATGGCGGAACCGACAGCACCGAGGACGAGCGTGGCCATTGCGGAAACTCAAGGTTGGAAGGGTTGGTCAGTCAGCGTGCCGGGAACAGGAAGGTGAAGGCGATGCGACTTCGCCAAGTGGGCGTCAGCGGTTCCTCGATCACGCCGAGGCGTTCATAGGCGTGGAGGAAAGTGTCGGGGCCGGTGAGGATACCCACATGCTTGGCGATGGCGCGCGGAATCATGCGGAACAGGACAAGGGCACCCGGTTCAGCTGATTGCACCGAAACCTCCGGCATCATCGCCCGCGCCCCGTCCGCCAGCACCTCGCGCGGCCCGGTCTCGCCCCAATCCCGGCTGTAGGGCGGGATCGGGAACGGCTCGGGCCCGACAACCTCGCGCCAGACGCCGCGTGCGAGGCCGAGGCAGTCGCAGCCGACACCTTTGAGGCTGGCCTGGTCGTGATAGGGCGTGCCAAGCCAGGACCGAGCGACGGCGATGACGCGAGCCGGATCGGCGGTCGTGACCGGCTCAGTCACAGCACCGCTCCCTCGTGGCCGCCATCCTTGGTGGCATAGCGCAGGACCGCATCCTGGCCCGGGATATACGGGAAGCCCCGGAAGTTCGCGACATTGGCGAACTTCGCGCCGCAGGCCGCGATCCGCTTGTCGCAACCGGCGCGGACCACGAAGGTATCCATCGCCGTGATCGGTCGCACCGGCGCTTCCATCAGGGTCAAGATCGCCACCCCGTCGACAAGGTCATGCGACAGCACCTCGACCCGCCGCCCGGCGTTCGCCCCGGTCGACCATTCGACCAGCCCGAAAGCGAACCAGCCTGCCGCGAAACTGCCGAGGCCGGAGGCAGTGAACGCCCGGTCCCGCAGCACGTCGATGACCGCGCCTGTCCCCTTGAAGGCCGGGGCCTCGAGGTTCACGCCGCAGCGCGCATCGCCCAGCGCGGCGTCGCAACTCGCCTGGAACGTCCGACCAACGGTCTGGCCAAGAACATGTGCCAGCGACCGGACCTCGGCCACGAAGGCGAGCCGCCCGCGCCGGATCTGGCCGATAGCCCCGCGGCGCAGGAGCACGCGCTGCGCCGGGGTCGACCAGTTCACCCGCCAGACCTCGACAGCGGCATTGTCCCATCGGCCGTCGATGATGTCGGTCTCGGTGATCCTGTCCGACGACAGCACCCCTTGGGCATCCTGCGCATCGACGGACAGGTCCGACCCCGACCGGACCTCGGACGCCGTCAGCCCGCTTTCGGGTTCGAACTCGGTGCCGTCGAAGCTCAGCGTCCGGTCGTGATCGGTGAAGCCGAAGGTGACGCCATCGGCGCGGGTGATGCGCCAGCACCAGGCGAGCGTCGTTGTGCCCTCGTCGAGATGGGCCTGCAGCGCGGGGTTCAGGGACTTCATGCGCGGATTTCCAGGAGAGGGATGGAGGTGATCGACCCGAGGCGTTCGAGATCGAGGGTGACGTCGAGGGCGTCGGTGTCGAAGCGGACGGGCACGTCGAATTCGAAGCCTGCGGTGATGGCCACGCCCGCGGCGGGGGCCGTGGTGAAGGTCACTAGGCCGGTTGTGGTCGAGACCGACCAGCCGGAGGCCTGCGGTGTGCCGTTCAGCGCGATGGTGACGGTCCCGGCGACGGGCTTGGCAATGGCCCGCGTCCAGGACTGCGCGCCGGAGGCGTAGCGCTTGGTCAGCTGAAACAGGGTTGCCGCCCCATTGCCCGCGCCAATCGGCTGGTTGGTCGGGCCCGCCGCCTGCGATGGCGGGCAGGACTTGAAATCGGCCCAGTCCTTGAAGCGGAAACCGTGGAGGCGGCCGTTCCTTGCCTCGAAGAAGGCGACAACTGCCGCCAGATCGTCCGCGCGGCGGATTCCGTAGGCGACGTCGTAGCGGCGGCGGCTGTTCGCCCAGCTGGCGTTGCGTTCCTCGGCCCCGCTTGCCAGCTCGACGATCTGGGTGCGCCGCTCGGGACCACCGCGCGCCCCGCGGCTGATATTGTCCGGAAACCGGACCTCGTGAAATGCCATGGCGGTTCCTCACATGCCGCGTCGGCCGAGCGACACGGCGCGGGCGATGTCGCTGGCGACCTGCGTCCTGGACTGGCGGAAGCTCTCGGCATCCCGCGCATTGATCGTGACATTGACGGTAGAGGCACTGGAGTGGCCGTAGCCTGCCGCCTCCCGGCGCGAGAGCACACGCTCGCCGCGTTGCAGGATCGCGGGCACCTCGTCTGGGCGTAGACCGGCCCAGCCGCCATTGTGCATGCGCGGGGCATTGGCGAAGGCCAGCGCCGGGACCATCCGGCCAGGACCAGGGGCGCCGACCACGCCGCCCGTATGCAGGATGTTCGCGAAAATCCCACCCGCGCCGCCCAGCGCGCCGGAAAGGGCATTGGCGATGGGGCCGAGGATGAAACGACGGGCGGCGAGCTTCGCGAGGTCGGCAATCATCGACGTGATCAGTTCGCGGAAATCGAGTTTGCCGGTCTTCACGAAGTCGCCGATGGCGTTCTCGGCGCTCTGGAAGGCCCCGACCAGCGCTTGGCCGATGTCCCCGCCGATGTCGCGCGCCTTGGCGGCGTAGTCGGCGAGGGCGGCCGTGACGGCCTGCCAACCCGTCAGGGCGGTATCCGCGCCTTCGGCTGCAGCGGCCCCCGCGTCGCGTGCTGCGCCGCCTGCGCCATCAGCGGCGGTGGCGGTGTCGTTCAGCCCGGAGGTCAGGGCATCGGCCGAAGCGGCCGCATCGGCCAGGGCGGCCTCCGCCTCCGTTCCGGTACCCGTCACCGCATCCTTCAGCACCTGCCAGCTGGCCAGCGGCCGACCGGCAGCGTCAGCCAGCATCCCGGCCGCCTCGCGATAGCCATCGGCCCGGGCGCGGGCGTCGTCGGCCATGGCGCCGAGACCAAGATCGGGCGGCTCGAGGTAGGTCCTCGACAGCGCGGCCGAGAAGGCATCCGCGGCGGCGGCACCAGCAGCGGTTGCCGCCCCTTCGAACGGATTGCCAATGCGGCCGAGTTCCACCGGGTCGAGGATGCCGATTCGCACCCCACCTTCGCCGGTGGCCCATTCTGGCAGCAGCGCCAGCGCCGCGTTCAGCGTCTCGATGAAGCTGTTGATGCGGGTGACGACGCCATTCAGCATCGCCTCGACGCCCGAGATCAGTCCGTTCGCCGCCTGGAAGGCGAAATCGCCGATGGCGCCCGGCAGACTACCCCAGATCGCCACCGCAGCGTCATAGGCCCCCTGGAAGATGGCGGCCGTCCTGTCGCCGAAACTGACGACGCCCGCGATGGTGCCTTCCAGCGCCGACAGACCTGCCGCCTTGAGCCCCTCCCACCCGGCCGCCATCCGCGCGAGGGCAGCGTCCAGCGATAGGCCGATGCGGGACCAGACCTCGCGGGCCAGATCGCCGAGCAAGCGAAACGCCTCGCCCACTCCACCGACCCGGGCCACCAGTTGCGAGAACTGGTAGACCAGCTCGTCTGCGCCGACGATCAGCGCGCCGATGCCGGTCCGGATCAGGGCCCCGCGAAGGAAGACCAGCGCCGTGGCGAGGCCGCGCACCGACAGGGCGGCGGCGGCCATGCCAGCAACCCATCGCCCAGCCATGACAGCCGCGAAGGTCGCGGCATAGGAGGCGAGACGCCCGAGATTGCCGATCAGCCCGTCGATGGCCGAACGGAGGATGCCGCCATCGGACGCCAGTGCCACGAAGGCATTCGCGAGCGCTTCGATGGTCGGGGCGACGGCGACGGCGATCCGGTTGCGCAGGCCGTCGAAGACCAGCGACACGGTGCCCAGCGCCAGTTGCGTGCGGCGCAGGGCTTCGAGGGCATCGCTGTCCAGAACCGCGCCGAGGTCCGAGGCTTGATCCCCAAGTCGGGCCATCTCCGCCCCGCCATTGCGCAGGAGCGGCAGGAGGCGGGTCGCGTCCGAGGCCATGGCCTCGAGATAGAAAGTCATCTCCTGCTGGCTGAGCCCCGCACGTTCGAGAGTGTCGACGTAGAGCTGCAGGGCTTCGGGGCCGGAGAGGCGCGCGAACTGGTCGGCCGTCACGCCCACACGGGGCGCAACATTCTCGAAGAAATCCGCCATCGGCCCGCCGCCGGTCTGCAGGAAATCCCCGATCCGGTCGTTCACGTCCTTCAGGATGTCGGCGAGCTTCTCCTGCTCGATGCCAACGGTGCGCGCACCGGCCGACCAGCGCTGCAGCGCTTCGGGCGTCGCATTGGCGACCTGCGCGAACTGCCGGATCTGCGCCGCGCTCTCAGCCGTGGACCGCACGATCAGACCGAGGGACGCTGTCGCCGCCGCGGCTGCGGCCCCGAGGGCAAGACCTGCACGACGGGCGAAGCTGACCAGACGGGTGTTGGCCAGTTCCATCTCGCGCGACAGGCGGCCAAAGCCACGGGCACCAGCTTCGCCCACCCCCTCCAGCTCCGCGCGCACGCGCCGTCCGCCCTCCGCCACGAGGCGGACGGAGACCTTCTTCTCAGCCATTCCGGCGTCCTTCCATCTGCTCGTTCAGTTTGCGCACCATCACCGCCTCGATCTCGGGCAGCAGTTCGGCAGCAATCAGGGGCGCAATGCCCAGCGCCTGTGCCAGCGCGAGCGCCGCGCTCATGTCCCAACCGATGACCGCCCCCGGCGCGATGCGCAGCTGGCCGCCGAGGCGCTGGGTCAGGTCCCAGACCTGCCAGCCCTCGACCGTCTGCGGCCGGTTCAGTCTCGCGGGGCAGTCGGGGCAGGGGCCTGCGCAGGCCGAGCAGTAGCCGTCGCCCCCGCCGAAGGACCAGTCGGCGAGGGCGCGGAGACGTTTTTTTCCTGATCCAGCATCAGGCCGCGGGCGACGTATTGCGCCTGGAAGGCCTCGAAGACCGGCCAGATTTCCAAGAGGGCATCGATCCCGGCCGGGCTGACGGGGACGAGGTTGCCCGCCTCGTCGCCGACGCCTTCCCATTCCAAG